ATAAAAAGTTTTAGTTTTTAATGTACCTTCTTTTAAAGCAATAGATGCTAGACCCATCGAATTTAAAAATGTATAAGATCCAGTTCCATCATCTGTAGCATTATATGTTTCTAGCGTATAGAATGTATAATTAATATCATCAACTGTTGCAGTAAATCTTGTATATTTTGGAAGAGTAATAGTTGTCGGTCTACCACCACTTGTAATTGTAGTAGTAATAGTGGTATATGCAACTGATGAAGTTAATGACCTAGGATTATATCCAAGAGCTTCTGCATGAGAAACAACAGATGATCTTAACTGTGCCGTATTAAGAAATGCTTCATTCAAAGCAAAGTTAGCAATCAAACCATTAAAGTGAGTATTATTGGCCAATACATCGAGGATATTTGATAGACCAGATGCCTCAAAGTTATAATCTGCAAACTCAGTTTGTTGTGCTAAGTATGTTTTAAGACTATTTTTAATTGTGGCAAAGTCAAGTTGAGTTGACTGAATATTAGTGGCCATATTATCTTAACCTCGTTATGGTTGTTTCAACTGTTACAATTTCCTGTGTACTAACAACTTGAAATTGTACAGTAATTCCTATACTGTTTGCATCTGGTCTAAGATCAGTAATAACTCTTTGAACTAAAGCTCTAGGTTCATATCTGGCTATAGCCTGTTTCACCGTGTTTTCAATCTCAAATACTGTATCATTATCAACTAATTCAAATAGTATATTATTTAAATTGCCACCAAAAGTTGGCTGAAACGGTTTTTCAAATTGATTAGTTAATAGAATATTCTTAACAGCTTGCTTAACTGCAGCTGCATCAAGCTTTTTATAAATTTCACCAGATGGTTTAATAGCAAAAGTAAGATCGATATCACTAAAGAGTTTATTACGTGAAGTAGTAATACTCCTCGTATTTAAATTTCCATCTTCGACTGCAAAAGCTTTAGTGACCATTTTAATTCTTTATTGTTATTTGGTTTATTTATAAGGTATTTCAATAAGATCTGAATTAGAATGAACTTTGCCGTTATATCTTGTTTCCACATTTCTAGAAAAATCGCCGTCTGTGACGTCATAGTTTTCATCAAGGTTTGGCATAATAAGAATCAATTGAGTATTCAGTTTACCAGATGGATCCATATGATCATGATCAAGAATTAATTTTTGAAATATATTTGTATTCTTTAATTTAACAGCAAGATCAAATGTAGCCTCATATGCAATCTCACCATTTGAATTCAAAAGTTCATATATGACTGCACGACCTTGTGATCTATAATAGTTAATACTATTAACCCAACTAGATTGTAAAGTGTCGACAGAAGTTGGATTATAAATTGCTTCAATTGGAACTAGACGAAAATCTTTAAAGTCAGTATCTTTATTATCTCTAATTCTTTTTAGTATCTCAGCATTTAGTTGCAAGTTTCTAGCAATCTGTGGTCTATTTAATACTGAAACTTTATTGATATTACCAAGTTGGCCTCTAGCGCCAGTAAATGTTGCAATACTTACACCATCAGCCAATTTAGTCGATTGATTGACTGTTGTTGAATTATCAATTATAATTTCTGGTGTAAAACTTGCTAATGTATTATCTTGTGGTGCTTTAAATTTACTATAGCTATCACCATTAACTCCATTACCAATTCTTGTAGCACCTCTATATTCTGTAGTACCCTTAGGAGATGATCTTCCAATCTGTGGTGGTGTTGTTTTTGAATAATCAGGTGACAATTTACCAGAAGCAATTGCATTACCAATAACAGTGCTATTTTGTAAATTATATTCTTGTCTTAGATATGCTCTATATTCCGTAGTGCTAAGATCTTTATTAGCAAGACCACCAGTTGCATTCGATTTATTAATTGAATGTAAGAATTTATCGCCAATGTCAACTTTAACATCGACAGCACCAACAGAAGTCTTAGTTAGATAATCAGTTACAATACTAGACGTTGGCATAGGATGACCGATTGCAGTTTCAGTAATAGAACCAGCTGTACCGGTTGCAGCTTCTCCATAATTTTGTGATTGAGTAACAGTAGATGTTGTTGCAGTACCGCTCAAATCACCATAAAATGTATCTGCAGTAGCTGTTTCCCCTTTTAGAGAAATGCCTTCACCTCCAATACCCCCTGTTGAACCAAATACAGAAAGATCAGTTGCTACAATATTCATATTTTCAGAACTTTGAAATAATTTATTTTTAGCACTAATACGTGTAGTATCACCAGATGCTAATTGCATATTACCCTGTGAAGTATTTCTCATAACACCTTTAGTAATTGTATTATTATCGCCAAGGACTGTTGATGTAGATGTCTTAAGAACTGTCTCAGATTTATTACCCTTAACAGTAATACCTACGTTGTCATCAACAGTAGTTCTCATAGCACCTTCAACACTAGTATTTAGATTTTCACCAACTGTTACATTATAACTGCCACCAACCTGCAAATTGAAATCGCCGGCTACTTGCATGTTAACATTACTGCCATAAACAATAGTAGCATCGCCTTCAATAATAATCTGTTGATTTTTCGAAACAGAAATTGTTTGATTACCAGCAGCAATAACCATAGATCCATCACTACGGAATTCAACACCATTACCAGTTTTATGTCTAATTAGAATACGATTTTTACCTGGAGTA